ATACATACTCCGATAAAAGCTCTCCTTCTCCAAGTCGTCCTCTGACTGCTGTTCCTCCTGCTCTTCTTCTTCCTCACCGTCGATTGCAGTCGTCTCCGTCTCCCTTATCTCCGGCACCTCAATCTCGCAATCCACAAGCAGCGTATCATCATACTCTTTCAGCTCCTCTACATCCCATTCTCCGAATGATGAGTTGTCTTTCAGTACGTAGGCTCTGAGCTGTGCCGGCGTTGTCTCTTTCGGAATTATCTTGCACGGGCACTCCTTAAAGTCGAGATGCTTCATCGCACGAAAGCGCATCTCACCGCCAATGATTACGAACTTTCCATCATAAGGGTACACAAGAAGCTCACGCAGATAGAGCATCTCGGGATTATCTTGTATCGACTTCACCATCCTATCAAATGAAGCGTCCTTGATAAATCTCGGGTTCTTAGGTAAGCCCGGCACCTGTCCTCTGTTCGGGCTTATCTGCTTGATGTCTATCTGCCTTGTTTCTACTTGCATACGCTATTAGAATGGTGCACCGCTTGAACGGTCGTTTACAATCTGTCGGTACGTCATCTTGGATATGCGTTTTAATGCTGCTTTCGCCGCTGCCCTTGTATTCCATCCCATGCCAACGGCAAGCTCACTCTTTACACCGCTCATACTATTCTTTTTTTTAGTTAAACTTCTTCGTTGTTATCACCTCCCAAAGCTTCTTTGTTCTGATAGCTTTATTAATGGTGAAGTATTTCTCTTCAATCCGTCTAAAGGATTCCTCATAAAAGCTGTAAAGCCCAGGGTTCTCCTCGATAGTGAACTGCTCGATATTCTGACTTGAACGAAGATTTGCGCTGCCGTGCATTACAATCTTCCGCCCCCCCCTCAGTTATGAACTGGCAAGTCTTTGTGTGAAGTCCTGCCACTGACAGCTGAAATCTATCCTCAATATCAAGCATCTTATACATTGCTCGTATCAAGCCGTTTCTCTCATGTGAGTAAAAGTATGAACTCACAATAATGCTCAGCTTGTCGATGTATCCATGCGTCATCAAAGCTTGTAGTGAGATGATATTCTCATAACTCAATGATAGTGTTGTTATAATCATCTCTTTTGCCAAAACATTCCATTTCGTCAAGTAAGCCTCAATGTAATCACCGAAGATAAACGAGCCGGCAACAATGCAATCAATACGCTCTCCGAAGTCGAGATAGTGGTCTGCTGCCAATTTCTTGGCGTTGTCGTACTTCACAAGCCTCGGGTCGTAAACTCCTATCTTCGGCTTGATATATCTCGTTTCGTCCTCCGTTTCAAGGTCTACGCCGGAGAAGCTGCTCATATCTAAATCCGAGAAGTCCAATCCTCCGACATCACCCAAATCAAGGTCGCTGCTTAGCTCTATATCTTGCAATTCATCTTCTTCCATTTGATTGTAAAGTTACGTAATTTTCTGAACTACAAACAATTTTCGATAAAAAATGTTTGTATACCAATAATTCACATCAGTTATTGTATGTAGTCAGTTTTTGACTACAAATCACACCTTATTATAAGCAATACCACAAAAAAAATTATGTTCAACAATGTTTTAAGGGTCATAGGGTCATGGTAGGGTCATGGTAGGGTCACTGACCCTAAAAAGTGTAGGTGGGGTCACGGGTTCACGCATATATATAATGCGTGACCCTATGACCCTACTTTTTACCCTATGTTTTACCGCCCTTCGGGTTAATCAAATTCATTTTCTTCATCATTCTCATTATAGCACACAAACGTAGCCTTCGGGAATCGCCATCTAAGGAACTCCATTATATCTGTCATGTTCCCGTATGGCGTTATTACAGCAAAATCAAATCTTTCATCAAGTATTATACATGCTATCTCCGCGCCACCTCTGTTGTCTACTATTTGCCTTTCACCACCAAGTTTTTCGATAGCATTTCCCATATCGTAATCTGCTCCGTCCAGGGCTTCATACATTTCGTTAAGGTCGGAAGCCTCTCCCGTCATCGTGACCCATTTCTGTACATTATTTGCCATATCACTTTATGATTAATAGTTGAACATCGGTAATCTTGAATACTTGACAGAGATTATCAGTCTGTCAAATATCTGACAGTCTTTCATCCAGGTCTTAACTCTTGGCTGACTATCAGACAAAGGCTCCTTGGATGAAAAGCACTCAACGTGACCGAAAAAGCCGTCTGTTATATCGCTTCCCAATTTCTCAAATTCTCTTTCGGCCTGCTCCTTATCACTCATGAATCTTGTAACTACAGAGCGACCGCTGATTACATAGTACCTTTTCATATCAATCCCTCCCATATGCCATTTCATGAAAATAGTCCTCGAAAAATGATTCGCAATCTTCATCACCATCATAATAGAAGAAAGCCTCCATTCCATCTCTCTCTACCTCCAATGAACCATCATTAAGTTTATCAATAAACTCTCGAATCTCGTCTTCGCTGGTGTTATAGAACACAACTGACAATTGAACATCATTTGCATCTATATCAACATCAATGACCATGTGATATGCGATATTGATTGCTTTCTCCTTTAACTCGTTCATTGTTCTCATTTTGTTTATCAGTTTTTACCGTGTGCCTCACGTCTTTATTATTTTTACTATGTAAAGATACAAATAATATTTGAATGTACAAACAAAAATATGGAAATTTTTATCAGTCACCACAAATTTTTGCATCTTTGCTATGTTTCAATTATTTACGTATGACCCAGCAGGAAATCAATCAGTTAGTAAGTCAGAGTGCGGACATTTCTTCACTCATTACGCAGCTTTGTCAAAAGTCCTACACCATCCCTTCGTGGGAGGCACTTCTTAAGGACTACGAACCAACCGAGCATGATATTGTTCGTGACCAAACGACCCGAAAAGACAAAATCAAGAACGGCATCGTTTGGAAAGCTTCACGTATCTCTGTCGGGCTTGAAAAACTCCTCGTAAAGCGAATGACAGAGTTCACCTTTGCCCTTCCCGTCCGTCGTGCCTATCACAATACGGAGGATTCAGAAACAAAGCAGCAAATCTCTCGTGCCATCGAGCGCATCTTCAAGTATGCACGAATAGATTCAGAGAATATCAAGCGAGGCACCGCCTATTACGCATCATGCGAGGCTTGCACTGTATGGTATGCCGTTGAGAAACCAAATACTCTTTACGGCTTCAAGTCTCAGTACAAGCTAAAGTGCAAGACCTACTCGCCCATGCAAGGTGTTCTTCTCTATCCGCTCTTCGATGAGATGGACGACCTGCTTGCAATGTCCTTTAAGTACTCCGTAGAGCGTAACGGCAAGACAGTAGATTACTTCGAGACCTACACCGACAAGCTTCACGTATGCTGGATAACAAACAATAATGGCTATCAAGAGATTAAGCGAGAAAACATCAAGCTATTAAAGATACCTGCAATATACATCAAGCGACCCGTGCCCATCTATCACGGCTTGACGAACCTTCGCCAGGAAATCGAGTACGCACTCTCACGTGATTCAGACATCATCGCTTACAACTCCTCTCCCGTGCTGATGGTAAGCGGAGTTATCCAAGGGCAGGAAAACAAGGGCGAGGAAAACCGGGTATGGCGAGTTGAAAACGGAGGAAGCGTCTCTTACGTCTCATGGAATCAGTCTATCGAGGCGATGAAGTACCACGTATCTCAGATGTTAAATCTCTTTTGGTCGCAAGCGCAGATGCCCGACATCTCCTTTGAAAATATGAAAGCCCTTGGCAATATCGGCTACGATGCACGTCAGACCCTCTTAACAGATGCACACCTTAAAGTGGGAGATGAATCGGGTCCATGGCTTGAGTTCCTTGACCGAGAAGTGAACGTAGTCAAAGCATACCTTAAACTCCTTAATCCCGAGTGGGCGTCAGAGATTGATGATGTAGAAGTAGAGAACACCATCACACCATTCATCCAAAACGATGAAACAGCCGAGATTGAGAAGTGGAGCAAGGCAAGCGGAGTGCTTGTGTCTAACCTCGAGGCTATCAAGTTCGCCGGACTTTCACCGAATCCCGAAAAGACCCTTGAGCAGATTCAGAGTGAGAAGGACGCTGCGCAAACCACCCGTATGAACTCATTATTTGAAGGAGCAGAATGAAACCAAAGATACCAAATCAGAAGAAGCTCTACGCAGAGCTGAAAAAGCGTCTTGACGCTTATACACTTCTCATTGACGGAGTTTATAATTCCCTCAATGACGATGCCGCACGCCTTGCCCTGTCAACCGGGTATTCGGGCGGAGTACCTTTCCGCTGGAAGGACTACCCAAAGACAGAGGAACTTCTTCTTGATTTGCGTACTCGTTTCGTTAAAGAGATGAGAGCCGTTGTTCATGCCTCCACATCCAAGGAGTGGGAGAAATCAAACGAGGCGCAAGATGCAATAGCAAACGGTGCCTTGAAGTGTTACAAGATGAAGCAGGGCGATAAGCAAAGAAAGTACTACCGTAACAACTCCGCAGCCCTTGAAGCCTTTCAGAAACGTCGAATAGCAGGGCTCAACCTATCTCAAAGATTGTGGAATCAGTCTGCCGACTATCAGAACGGACTTGAAGCAGCCATATCAGTTGGAATCGAAAAAGGAATGTCAGCCGTGACACTTTCCAAGCGTCTCTCGCAATACTTGAATGACTATCCCAAACTCCGTAAGGACTACAAAGAGCTTTATGGAACGGCAACCGATATTCGTGATTGTGAATATAACTCTGCTCGTCTTGCACGCAATGAAATCAACATGGCGTACCGTAGTGCCGAGCAAGAGCGATGGAAACAGTTCGACTTCATTGTAGGAAAGCGAATCAAAACCTCTTCCGTCCATCCCGACCGTATGCCTCATGGCGATATTTGCGACACCCTTGTTGGTGACTATCCGAAGGATTTTGAGTGGAGCGGCTGGCACCCACAATGTTATCCGAGCGATACCTATGTGCTTACACGTAATGGATGGAAACTGATAAATCACGTAAGGAGCACTGACCTTATCGTTTCTCTTAATCCTCAAACAAGAAAAACAGAATATACATCTATCATTGCCAAGCAAGCATATCCATTTAGAGGCAACCTCGTCAGCTTTAAAAGCTATAACCTTGACTGCCTCGTTACTCCCGACCATCGCATTGTGTACCTTGGCTCTGATAACAAGATAGCATACAAGACGGCACAGAGATTTTCAGAGAAGGACGGAATGTTTATCATCTCGCAGGACTATGTCGACCTTCACCACTATCAATCATCTTGCGTTTCTTCGTTTGTGAAATCTTTCGTTCCATACGATGGCATGGTTTACGACCTCACTCTTGAGAGAAACCACATCATGTACATCATGCGTAACGGCAAATGCTTTTGGGGCTCTAATTGTATGTGTTTCGAGGTCCCAATCATGAAAACAGACGATGAATTTTGGAATGAAGATGAGGATTTCAAGTCAGAGAACGAGGTCGAGGATGTTCCCGATAACTTCAAAGAGTGGGTAAAGGATAATCAAGATAGGATAGAAGCTGCCGAGCAGCGAGGCACTCAGCCATACTTTGTCCGTGATAATAAAAGCACCGTGAATGACATCTTGGGTGTGAATGATAAGCCTACTGCGCAAGATGTAGCAAAACATAATAAATAAGGCCGAAATTACCCCTAAAACGAACTTTTCATTCACGATTTTATGATTACTTTCGCAGAACTAAATCAGATAATATGAAAGGTGATTTCTTACATGTAGCAAAAAAGATGGCAGCAGACAGCATCTATGATGATGCCGTGTTTGTCGGCACCTGGGATGGGAACGAAGTCTACAAGCCAATATTTACCGATAATAAAGAACGCTGTGTCGGTTTCCCGGAGTTTATCATCGGTAAGGCAGGGCACTTGCGTTGGACGAAAGATAATAAAGAGAGCTCAGAAATCTTGAACTCTCTTCAATAACTTAGTCAAAGATAGCCACCTTTCTTCCGAACCTTATTAATTTCGGGAGATAGATGTCAAGCTCTCTGCTCTTGAAAGCACAAACGCTTCTTTCTTCTTCTTTGAAAACAGAGAGCTTAAAATTCTCGTGCATGTACCTCGCATCATCATCGTAGCACTCATAAACATCATTGTTCCGTATGAGCAGCACCGCATCCGGGTGCTTGCTCTTCATCTCTTCATAATCCATAATCAATAATTCCAAGGGTCATACATTGAACCACGTCCGTAAATTCCGTTCTCGTCTCTCATCTCAGATGATGTATTGTAGAAATTATCCGTTGTCTCACTTCTGCCATAAGTAGGCTCCATCATCCAGCAGCAATCGCCACGGTCGTAATAGGCCGTTACTCTGAGGCCGTCTTTCTTGAACGCCTGGGCGCCGTACTCGTCATATCCGTCACGTTTGAAGCCCAACTCTGATAGTGCCCACTTATAGCAGGTATGGCCATTCTCAAAGGCCTCGTCTCCGAGCTTCTCTCTCATCAGCTCATCAACCTTCTGTATCAATTCCTGGTATGTCATAACATTATCACTGTTTCGATTTCAACATTACCAAATTCACTCTTAGCATACGCGATGGCGTTCTCCTTAGATTCAAATCTCGTGGCTGAGCCGTTGGCAAAAACCAGGTAACGGTCACGGGTGCGTGTGACACTTGCAAGTGTCTGATTACCCTTTGAGAAGTAGACGTTATCACCGCATCTGAACTCTGTTACTCTCTCATGCATCTCGAACTCCACCTCAAAGCCTATCTCTTTGGCCTGGTCTGTTATCAAGTCCTTTATTCCGGCAATAGCCTCATCAAGTGACTTGAACTTCAAGAACTCATGGAAGTAAGCATTCCATGATTCATCATTGTGCTGAATGCTTGTTATCAGTTTCTCACCGTTCATAAAGAAGTATGAACCTCTGACATTCTCAATACTGATTGTTGCTTTCATGTTGTTTCCAGTTTTTAACGTGTGCCTCACGCTTTATCTGTTTTTCGATATGTAAAGGTACAAATAATATTTGAATGTACAAACAAAATCGCGATTTTTTTTCGATTATTTTCATGCAAGAAGTATCCTCATCATCAGTGAGCGGAACATGCTCGAAAACTCATCTTTCAAGAATGCCGATAGATTCGCCACCTCTCCGGTGCTCCACATCGCGTCTGCATATCGGTTGCTGATTATGTCCTCAAGGCTCGGGAACGTGTATTCCCTTTTACTCGTGAAGGTGAACGGTGCCTCTGTGACCATTGATACCTCTAACTCAACGTTATACCCCGTAAGAGAGGCTTTCATCGTCGTGCCTCCGACTTGCTTCGTGTACACATCAACAGCACAATGTGTCTCTTTGCGGAATCCATATCCCGTCAGCCAATCATTTATAAGCTTATTCATACATCTTCTGAATTTTCTGTTTATACTCTTCTTTATTGTCTCCGCTCTCAATCTTTCGGTCTATGAAGGTCCCGATTTCATCACAATACACTTCGCGGCCTACAAGCTCATCACCTAAGTAGACCATGTAGTAATCACCGCCTTCGTTGTAGGCTACAGTTACATCACCTTTGAATAACATACCATTTACATGGAACCTCAGAGCTGCCATGTCGTCCTTAATTGTAGCTCTCATTCTCTCTATTCCCCAGGAAAACATAACCATGACACCTACAGTACACTTTATCTGGTCTTTTATTGTATTCGCAATCTCTAAAACATATTCTCTTTCCATATCGTTCTTTTTTTTTAGGGGCTACCTTTTTTTTGCAGTAGCCCCGGTCATTTATTCCTCTTCCTTATTCTCTTTGATATTAAGTATATACCTTGCTGCTTTCTCAGCTCTTGACGCTGCCCAAACAATCATCTTATTATCGTTCTTTAGCGCATTCAACCAGGACTGAATATAAGCCACCGAGTTCTTGAATGTGTTATTCTTTTCGATACCAACATAAGAGCAAAGCATCGCAGACCCCATCTCCGCCACAAGCTCCTCTCTTGAATAATCCTCATTACCAAAGAATGAAGCCTTATTCTCTGCCTCACGGTCGCATCTGTAAGCCGGGATTGTCGAGTGAACAAGCTCATGGAATGTCGTTGCGTAGTACTCATTCTCGCTCCCGAACTGAGAGAGCATCGGCACAACCACCTCATCGGTTGATGGTCGGTAAAACGCTCTGTTGCTCGGCTTGTCGTTCTGAAACTTGAGCTTCTTCTCTCTTTCGAGGTAGCCACCTATTACAGCCTCGCCCTCCTCGATTGTGTTATGCTCTCTCAGTTCCAAGACCTTCTTCGTCTCGATGCCTTCACAGTCATTGATGTTGAATACATAATAGCTCTTTAGGCATGGATAATAACCTTGCTCCTCCGTTCCATCCTCCTTCTGTCTCTTGTATGGCACGTTTGTATAGAATACCACGAACTTTCCCTTAGCTCCCTCCTTGACATGTCCTCCGCAAGCCTTAGCTTGTTTGAACGTTACATACTCGCCATCATCGCCAAGCAGTAGCTGATTCAAGAAAGAATACGGCTTGCGTGATACATAGTTTATCGCTCCATCCTCCAGGCCGTTCCATGGTCTGTGCCATGGAATCAAGCCCTTCTGTAACTCTTCAATAATGCGGTCAGTGACCTTCTCGTAAACATTAATCATTGCTGTAACCTTTTATATCTGTAAGTAAATCCTCTGTCTCCTTGATGCACTCCTCGTACACCTCTCTTGCACTTCGTGCGCTCATGTACACCGGGTTTCCGGCACCGTCTATCACGTAGTAATCGAAGTTATCCTCAGCATCCTTTTCGGTCGGAAATATCTTTGCTCTTAAGAGTGCCCCGATACATGTAGGAGCATAGCCCTCAACGTCAGCTCCAGTGTAGTAGTAGTCGGCCTTCTTTGAGTGGCCGGTGATTATGAAACCCTCTGTGGGTATCTCTCTCTTTGCTCTTTCGAGCAGGTCTTTTACGTTCTCTATGAAGAACTTGAAATCCTCTGTCATAATCCTTAATACAGTTTTACGTGTGCCTCACGTCTTTAGTTTGACTTATTTGTTATTTTCGATATGTAAAGATACAAATTATTTGTGAAAACACAAACAAAATAATGAAAAATTTTCTCAGACTTCGGATTTTTTTTGCTTTGGGCACAAAAAAAGTGGGCAACCCTCACGGGCAACCCACGTTACAGCAACGTCTAAGTTTACTTTGAGTATCTTAAAACGTGTACAAAAGTACAGAAATAACAGACGAAATGTCACACGATTAGTCGATTTTTTTTCTTGAGATTGCGTATTCTGTTGTAGATTTGCATCTTTTCAAGCCCTAAGATATTGGCCATAACCTCAGCACGCAGCGAGGAATAGTTCTCTATGATAAACTTGTCCTCTTCCTCCGTGAACTTATGCGACGGGCTGAATCCAAACTTCTTCACAGCTGCCATATACACCGTATTATAGTGTCTGCCAAGCCGCTCGGCTATCTGCCCGATGGTCATGGTTTTCAGTGACATCTTTATGAATGCCAGCTCTTCGGGTGATAAATCTTTATTCTTTGCCATTCTTTATCGTTTTATTTCTCAAAGATACATAATTTCCTTGTATGTTCACATATGAATGATTAATTTTCTTTGTGTACATACACATCAACGATAGGGGATAGGGATACGGAAATAACGTCCACATCCGACATTGTGCCCTTCATTCTTTCCTTGAACAGCTTTATCGCGCCCTCAATATCATCAGCTTGCACGATGAAGTTTGCTGCCGTTCTCTTCTCCTGGCCGTCATTATCAAACGATATGAACGCGGCCTTTATGCGATAAAACCTTTCTGCATCGCCCTGGAATATCTCACTGACATTCGACTTCTTCATTGTTTTCACCTCGAACTCGCCATCTATCAGACCGCTCAGCTCCTTTATTGCCGTAGTCTCACCTTCGGTAAATGAAAGCGAATCAATCAGATAATTCTCTGTTACCTTTTTCTTCTGTCCATTCTCTTGAAGTTTCTCGTAACGGATGCCTACCTCAAACCATTTATTCATAATATTACCGTTTAAATTTTATAATCTTATATCTCAGTATCTTTGCATACTTCCTGGCTTTGCGTCTTGATGTTGCAGTACCAAGCAAATGCAAATATCTGTTCACATTAACCTCTCTCTTTATCCCCATTATCGCACAACGAAGTTTATTTATATCCTCAACCTTGCACTCCACCGTGAACGACATCTCCTCCTTGTTGTATTTCGGAGCGTCAATCTTCACGCTGCTTGCCCATCCGATGTTGTCGACATGGAGTACCGGGGTATTCATGTCAATCTCCATTATTACCTCCATCCAATTCAATCCTTAACATAATAGCATAGCAAGCAAGGTCTGTCAGAGTATCAATCACGCTCTCTGTCTTGACCTCCACCTCACCATTCTTTAAGAGCTGCTTCGCTCTGCTTAATTTGTCGCCAAGCCTCATTGTGCTGGCGTATGCTCCATATTCTTTGTACGTCTGACCGAATGAGTCTCCGTAGTCCTTATTCTTCCTTTCGTAGAGGTCAGCCATTTCGGTTACTATCTCACGAAACTTCTTCGCTTTATCAACGTGCGGAGTTACCATGCACGTTACTCCATACTTACCTTGTTCTTCCATCTGCTTCAATTATTGCTGCGTTAAAAAAATCCTTTATATTTTCCTCTTGCATAAACAGACACACGAGCATCTTAAAGAGGTCTTTCTGCTCCCCTGCCGTTGTCAGATGCACATCCATCTTGTCTGCCGTAATTGCTATCAGCGTTTCGGCATTGTCGATTCTTGCTTTCGCTATTCGTTTCTTTCTGACTCCCATTCTCTTTCCTCCTCGATATACTCTTTAGGTACGTAACTATTCCTTTGCGGATAGTTGCTGTACAGTTTCTCAAATCTGTTAGTGTGAGGGTCATACTCGTAGCAGGGCAGACACTTGCGCCACTCTGATTTACCCTCGTACTCAACCCTTACCTCCACGAACTTGTTGTCAATCACATCGGCAAGCTTCTCAAACGGTTCGATGTCGCCAAAATAGGTTATCGGCAGAGCTTTATTCTTATCTGAATGTCTGACCGTTATTCGCCCGGCCTCGCAGTCAGTGTCAAACTCATACTCTCTGAAATCAATCGCTGCGCCCTCCAGGAACTCAGCTATCAGATGGTGGGCACTGACCTCTATACGGTCGTTGTGTGCGTTCTCCGTGTGGATGTTATCATAAAACAACTCCAGACATTTAGATGTCTCGCATCGGATGTCACGTGCGAGGAACTTCAATCTCTTCTGATTAAACTTCTCTCTGTTCTCGTCAATTATCCTTGCGAACTCAATCGCATCACCGACTACGTAAGAGTGTCGCCCGATGCAGTATCTTATCGCACTGAAAAGCACCGTATCAAGCAATACTTCTGAATCTATCTTTATCTCCATTGTGCGTAATGTTTTCTTGTTTTCACATAACCGTCGGTCTGCTCATTGTTATAAGCCTCCCTTTCAAATGACGTATTCCAATAAGCCTCAATCGTGTCTCTGTACTTAATACATTTCCACATCCACTCAAAGAAGTAGATGATGTAGAAGCCAATATACAACAACTCTCTCATCTGTGCCGTATGTATTTCCTCATGGTTGACTATGTTTTGGCTTATCACGCAATCCTTTCTGACGAAAAGTACGCCAAAGAGGTTTATGACCGAAAATCCCTTAAAGGGAATGATATTGTTCCGAATTATTTTCATCGTATTAAAGTTATCATGGTAAACGTTATTATGGTGTAGAGGATGATTAGCGGCACTGCCTCACGCTCCTTTACTTTGTTGTTCCCAAGCACGTAGGCCAGGGGGAGCATCAGTACTCCCGAAATAAGAATATTAATCATGGTTACTCGGTTTAAAGTGTTCGCAACCCTCATTGCTTTTTCTGACCTTCTTATCGTTCCCCGTGGGCGATTTGAGTATCTTGCACCGGTAGTTTCCCGAATTAAGTGGTTCGCCCTCGTGCATGTTGGCACAATTGCCGCAGCACTTCTTATCGCTTCTCCAAAACGAGCCTTCTACTTTGTACCCCTTACACACCGTCTGTATGCCCTTCTTTGCAAACGGGCACTTGGACGTGTAGAACTTGCACCAATCATAATCTTTCTTGTCCTGCCATAAGCATCTCATTTTTCAATCTCCTTTCTTTCGTTTGATACAACCTCTCCGCAACACCCTGCTATCCAGCCCGCCAGGTAACACAATACCTCGCTGTTGTCGGCATCGAGTTTGATGTCGCAATAACTCAGTATTTCTATTGCTGCGTGGATTGATTCGTGAGTGATGTTTGATACATTCGCTGCCTCCAAGTTCTCGAAGCGGATTAACACACCGCCACGGTTGGCTTTATCGTCATGGCAGCAGTCAACCTGAGCATCGCAACTATCTTTAAACTCGGCCACGTCGCTGAATCCTTCGGGAATTTCTTTGCCTATCTGCACCCAAAGCAGACGTGGGTATATCTTCGGATTGAATCTATGTATCATAGTTTAGCCTCCTTTCTGTATTCGTCGACAAAAGCTTTCGCATCGTTATAGCACCCCTGCGTGGAGTACTGCCTCTTTACGTATATTTGCGCTGCGAGGTCGTATGTTCTCTGTTCCCAATCAATCGCATTGCCGATGTTTGCGAGAGCCTTCTTCTCCCAATACTCGGCTTGCTTCTTTCTTATTTGAGCTTGTTTGTAATTGAAGTCGGCATCGTCTGAATTGTCCACCAAGTTGGAGAGCGGAATGTCTATAAGTTTGCTCTTGCCATCGGGAGTTACAAGCTGGCATAGCCCAACTCCGTATATCTTAGCTATCTTACCACGGAATATACCACCGTAGAGGTCGATAGTCATTACCTCATCGCCAACTCTGAACTTTCCGTTTTTGGTCGGGAAGTTATCTTCCTTACCAACTTTTTCAGTTGGCTTATTGTCTTGTGGCTCAACTGCTTCTGATTTGCTCACCTCATTATTAAGGCGACCAATACTTTCAGCAAGATGAAGCCCGTTTATCTCAACATCGTCGATACTGCTTTCATAGTCCTTCGTGATAAATGCCGTCCCATCGTTCTTCGTAATATTGAAGCACTGAATCTCGTACCACTTACCTAAGAATTTTATTTTCATCGCAAATCCTCCTTATTTACTTTTTCAATCGTTCTTACATGATAGTTCCTAATCTCAAGCTCTTCGCGTAGAAGTCGCTTCAACAAAGTAATGAACACGCGAGATGTTTTCGCCTCCTTGTCAAACTCGCAAGCCAGACTTTCAACCGTTTCGGCTATATCCCGTGCTGCCTGCTCGAAGTCAAACTCAGCGGTTATCTGACCGATATAAGCAGGGCCACATTCCATGTACGCCTTACTTTTCAGTCTAATACTCGCCTTGCACTCTTCGATGGTGTCAAAGGGAATGGAATCGTAGCTTTCCTCGTATTCGCCCCAAATGTATTTTCCTACTTTACTCATCGTCGTCCTCCTCGTGGATTGCATATAAAAAAGTGCCCAATACTCCAAAGCCGAATAAGCCCACCATGTTTACAATAGTAGGGCAGTAACGCTCCAACACATAAACAATACCGCAAACGAAAAGTGCTGCGATGCAAGCTCCACACGCTATCAGCAATGCTTTAAAATCAATTCTTTTCATAATACTTCAATTCAATTTTCAAACTATCATTTACTCTCTTTAGCTGCCAAACCTCGTTCTGCAAGGAATCGCAACGCTTATTCTCGTCCATGTAGCGGCCAAACCACTGCTCGGAATAGCTCTTATTCTGCGATTCTTTCCTGTCTGCTACAATAACAAGAGCCACGATTACTCCGGACATAACAACTGCCGGGAATGCCATGCTATCAAAGAACTTGATAAAAAATTCAGAAATGCCTTTCATTTCTTGCCTCCTTTCTTCTTGGCCTCACGCTCAGCAATCCTCTTGACCGCCCTGCGCTCTTCTCTGTTCAAATCATCCAATACAGCTTTGTTCTCTAAGCTCTTCAAGTAGATGTCATAGTATTCGCTGTCACGCATCATAGTTGCCTCCTTTCCTGCACATACAGAAGATGTCTACAACATCTTTGGAAAAAGCCTTCATAAAGCCCTCAACCGTTTTCTTGTCACTATTCGTTCTCGCTAACGCATTGGCGATTACATTTGCCAAGACCTCAAATCCTTCAACGTCTCCGCACCCATCCATGGTACTCATCACTGCTCTCGCCTTCTTTAACATTTCCTTATCAGTCATTCTTCTTCCTCCTTTTCTTTTAAAGTGTTGTATGCATCTGTAATGTCGTCAGCCAATTCTTGCGTGAACTCCACTACTTCCATGTTGTCGAACTCAGCAGCTAACGCTATTCTTGCAAGCATTGTCGTAAAGATGTAACAGACTTCTTCAAGTGTACACCCGTCTAAGACTTTCGCCACATCTGCATACCTGCTCATTAACTCCTCCTCGTTCATAACTCCTTCCTTAACAAGAAACGTGAATCACCCCTAAGGGCTTTTATCTTGTAGCCGTTTCTCTCATACCACTCACGTACCCAATACGGAGCTTCCCTGCTCGACCATTCAAGGCAGATAGTCTTGCATCCACGCTCACGTGCAATCTGCTCGGCCATCTCCATGAGTTGTTTTCCCAAGCCATTCTTTCGTGAATCCTCGTCAACCCAAAGGGAGAAAAGAAATGATTCAATATTGTGTTCTCCGTATGGCTTATCACTTACTTCGAGTTGTACTGAGCCATCGCCCATCCAAATGACATACTTATCGTAGCCATCCCAGCGTTGCTTCTGTATTAATGCTTTTCTCATGCTATTATAAATTAAGTTATTGTCTCTTCGGTCTGCTTGGCAATTCCATCCAATGTGTTACTTGCTGGCCCAATCTAAGGAACGCAGATGGCATTCCGAACTTATTGCTTTCGGCCTCATCGTTGTACTCTCCGATGTAGACGTAATCGTTATCTAACACGAACAGTACACGTCCAAGTCCTATCGGTAGCTCGTCTTTCACACTTATCCATGCCGGATTTCTGTCTGCCCATTCAGCTCCATAGGAGAAGCAGGCAACATACGATATGCCGGAGTATCGCATCTCTGCTACTTTTCGTATCTGCTTGTATCTTTGCGTCCACTGACCGTTACTTTCCATTGTAGTCCTCCAATAATTTGTTCAAATCCGTATATTCTTTGCCATTGTAGTAATAAACGTCTTGTGCAACGTTTCCAAAGTAGCTGACGAATACGTTTGTTATCCGTCTTTTCGCGATGATAGGAACGCCCTCTGCTGCGTATGTGAGAGTTATCCCATCCTTTGTAGTGCTGTTGCTGACTACCTGCCACGGTAGCTTCCAAAAC